TTAAAACGGGCTGAACCACCTGCGCTTTATGTTGACGGCAGCAGGACGTCCAGCATACAGCAAGTGCTTCTCGTCGCGACTTGGCAAGTCGCGACGTGTAACGAAGAACTTGAGGAGAGCGCCGTACCCATCGAGCTCAGAACGAGTCTTGGTAGGTACAACCATCCATCCCCTTACCACGGGGGATTGGAAATCAGCATGCATACGATCCGTTTGATACGGAAGGTATGTTAGCTTGCCCATCCCGGGAGACGTCGAATGGACGGCTGGGAAGTCACCCAAAAGTGACTCGAGCCGTTCATCGAGGTCCTTAACCAACCTCCAGTAACCGTGTTGATAACACAGATTTCTGAAGGCGACCAAGGATATTGTCTCACCTGTATCCCGCCGTTGTGCAGGAAGCATTTCGCGAAGCTTAACGATGGAAACATCGGTGCCAGCGTAGTACTCCTTGCCACAAGACTCACGGAACTTACCGTTCCAGAAAGACTTGTTACGATTAACCTTGAAGCCGAAAGACTCCAGGGTATCGACAACGGACTCGGCGTATTCTGTGGGGACAATAATGTCATCCCCATAGACGCGCACCCTACCCACAAAGGATTTAATATCCTTATGAGTTAAGTGGCGGTTGAGCTTCTTCTGAATCCCCAAAAAGACAACGGTGCAAAACACCATCGCCTCCAAGGGAAACGTCAGAGCTGAACCCATAGACGCGAACTTGGCTAGGCGTACAACGCCATAGCCAGGTACATCAGCCTTCCGGCTTCTGCAGGCCTCAACAGCCCTGGCAAGCCAGGGATGATTGGACAACAGAGTCCGTACATGCTGATTCGAGACCCTATCGGATGCTTCACTAAGATCTAGTGTAGCAAGGGAACCATCACTGGAACCCTTCCTCGCCATGTCCTGGTTATGAGACTGGGACGAGAATTCGATAAAGTGGTATGCGAAATTCGTCATACCATCAATTCGAGGCAACTCGAATTGCTCCACGAGTGCCGCCATGATCGCCTGCTGCATGTATTGCATGACAGTAGGCTCTCTGGCGATGACTCGAGGGGTCTTGAGCGTTTTAGGAACAAGAATAACCTCTACAGGTCGTTCTTCTCCAGGTTCGAGATATACGATACGATCTCCCTCAGTTGAGAACTCAGAGAGATTGGAGAACTGGTACCTCCATGCTGGAAGTTCCAGGTCCAGCCGTAATGGCCATTCGGTGTTGGTCCACTTGGAATTTCCAAGTAGACCGTCAGCCGTTGTGCCAGGGCCGTGCTTCGGTTGGAGAGCTTCAGAGTAGACCAAGTGGTCAACTCGTGTAAGAACTCCAGACCAAAGTCTCGTCGACATAGATTGAAACTCATCCTTAAGGTTGAGTCCAAAACTGACGTCGTGAGATCGCACATCTTGCTCACACTCCATGTACTTATCGATAGCCTTCCTATTACGGGAATCCGTAGTAGGTAATTTCACCTTTGCCCACATCAGAGTAATCTGACGCACGCATTGGATAGCGGCTACCGATGGTTCATCGAGCAACCGTCCACCTTCCGGGTCAAAGACCAGCTGAAGGAAACCCCGTAGAAATACGGGGAGCCCGCCTCTCCGCCGGAAACCGGCAAAGAGGTCGTCAGCGACATAACCAAGGTCCAGGCTTTTTTGGAAGTCCGAACCGAAGTTAGCCAGGGTTATCGCTAGAAACGAGAACCCCTCGGCCTTGACCCGACTCTCGATCGTTTTGAGATCGAGAGCGGTGCTTACGCAACACTGGTGCTCCATTTCACGGAGCACCGAGCGCAAGAGATGTATCGGGCTTTTCAAGCCTTCCTCCATTCATATTGGGGGTAATGACTATCCTTAGTCACGACACATCTGACCCCGCCTTTAACGACTCAGTGCTTTGAGCGCCGAGTTCGACTGTTTGCGCCCAGGAAGTACAAAATACCTCCGGTTGCAACAGAAAAGGCCGCCAGGATGATCCCGGTCATAGTGAGAATTAACTCACTAATCGGAATCAACTTTCGCCACCAACAAGCTTGGTGGCGTTGGCGTTCGTAGACGCGGTGAGCCACGTGGTCAGACCAGTAATGATCTGAACCTGCTCCGCAACAGTGAAACCACTGGGCGGAACATCAACAACGATATAGACCGACGACGAAAGTCGAAGGTTCGTACCGGTGATGAGTGGATCAGCCACGATCTTCGTCTGAGTGACACGAGCGATGCGGCGGTTCCGCTTCCCAAGGGAATGCGAAACCTCCAGCTTGACCGTACCGTCGTCCTTTGTAAAGACGCCGGAGGTCTGACCGGATCCAGTACGCGGAAGCGACTGGGCCGAACCGATCGTAACACTCTGAGGGTCGCTAAATGCCATGACAATCTCCTGACTTATCTATTCAATTATATATTGAATTGTTAATTTAGTTATATTCCGGTAAACCGGATGTAGCTACGTTGACGAACTCGTTAGGACGAGGAAATCACGGCAACGTCTTGGGAGCTCTGGTCATACCAAGAGCAGCCAAAATGGCCCACTGCCTATCGGTGTAACCGCTAGGTTGGGAGCCAAAACCGAAAGGTGTCGCTTGTCGACGCTCTTTCCGCACCACAGTAAAGGATGCGGAGTGATTAGAGTATCGACCATCGGCAAGCATATTGCCGGTGACGGAGGCGGTTCGCTGGTGCGTATAAGTACGCATCAGATAACCCCACCGTACGACAAGCCCGTCTTTCTGGAGCTGCGAAGACGCCTGCAAAGCAGACGAAACATCGTAGTGCCAGTCAACGAGCCAAGACCACGGGGCCAACGACCACAGGACATGAGGGTTTACCCTCGTGCCGAGCAATGCATTCGCATACTGCTCGTACCGTTGCACTCTCTCCACCCAGGTAGAACCTGGGGTGAGGTAGTACGTAAAGGCACCTGAGAACCAGTATTTCTGAGAAATACGGTCCGTAATGGTCGTAGTTCCGTGTTGTACGTTATAGTCCTTGTACCACCTTGGGGTATTAATAATATTAGAACTGTTAGTTCCGATATTAGAACCCCTCTCACTAAAGTGAGCCTCTCGCGAGGAGGTTTCAACAAGGGCGGGCCAGCTCATGCGTCTACGGACAATACGTCCGCTGTCGCGATTCAGCTGAGCAATAGTCTCACTCATACGAGAGAGGCTACGCACAGTTGATTCGATATCTCGAATAAACGGCTTCCATCCAAACTCAACGTTAAGGTACTCACTTCCGAGTGATCGGAAAATTGAGGCCCTGTCGCGAAGAGCGCCGGATAGAGCCGAACCTATCAAGCGAGGAAATCCCTCGCGAGCTAGTTCCGAGATACCAACGGCAAGCGACGCCTGAGGAGCAGTAGGAGCTTTCTTTGCAATGGCTTGGTTACCATACAGATTAATATCCATTGCTGGAATATTAAACATATCTGTCGTAGCCAGCGCCTGTGGGAAAAGATACCCACTTGCAATGTAAGGACCGTTAAAGCCGTCATCCGAGCGTATATAAGCTCGAGTGTCAGCCGTAAACCAAGATTTCGTTGTAACGAAGTCATGGCCAGAGTCCATACTGCGAGGGTTATAACGCCCTTCGTAGTTCTCCAACGCATTACCAAGATTAGTAATGCTCTGCTCACGGCGACCAGTTCTATAACTAGTCGTCTTCTGAAACGTACGTAGGTCTGAGTAGATACCATCGATATTGTTACCGTTCAGGATGTACGTCTCCTCTCGGAGGCGCCCACCTGGCGCGTAACGGCTATCGGTATAGTATCCGCCCATGACCTGTCTCTCCTTTCGGATCCTAAGATGAACTACTGATTGCTACACTGTGTCAGTAGTAGATTTGCTTGCGCAAGATGCATAAGCACCGGGGTGCCCC